TAGGTAATTCCGGAAAAAGAGTTGAAAAAAATGTTAGACTTGCCATGAACACGGCGCCCAAAACATATGATATACTATCATGATCCATGGTGATTATTTTCGTTTTGATCTTTGCCGACGTTTCTTCGATCCAATTTTCCGACGACCCTTGCGCGGTCGGTTCTTGTGGGCCCATGGCATTATCTAATTTCCTTCACTGAATCCAATCTAAACGACCGCCATCCATTAGCGTCAATGTCCCATACGGACAAAACAGCGTTGTTTTCTTTTCGATTGGAACTTTCCACCAAAAATTGTCCCTGTTGCGGAAGATATTCCTGTAGCAATGTACACTTCATTGTCCTTTCGGTACCATCTTTCTTGGTAAAGACAACGGTGACAACTCCATTCTGGATGATTTCTTTCAATTCATGTTTATTCTTAAGTGTATTCATAATGATTGTTCTCCAAATCCGTTCAATAATCGATTTTAAAGCGGCCATATGTCAAGATAAAACAATCGAAAGACTCTTTATCAACTATATCAATGCGTTACAGCTGTTTTTAATAACATACTGCATCCAAATCCAAATGATAAAAAAATATACTTGACATTACGAAATCAATGCTATATAGTATGATATGAGTTGCCATTGTGGGGCTCACATCATAACTCGCTTAATAGGAGAAATATATGAACACTTTAATTGGAGACTTTACTAAGTACGACCCATTTTTCATCGGATTTGATGACGTATGGAAGCGCTTAAACCTCGCCGCAAGTCAGACCACGACCGCGGCAACTTATCCTCCGTATAACATTCGCAAGATCGAAGACAATCGATACGTACTAGAACTGGCTGTTGCTGGATTCGCGCGCACCGATATAGACATCGATATTGCCGCCGGCGTGCTAAAGATTGTCGGTAAGATCAATCACGTAGAGAAGGAATCTCGTTTTCTGCACCGAGGTATCGCCGAACGAGCCTTTACGCGCACATTCAATTTGGCCGATAATGTCAAAGTACAAAATGCCGAAATGACCGACGGTATGCTTCGAATTTGGCTTGAAGCCGTTGTGCCTGAACACAAGAAGCCCAAGAAGATTCCTATCGGCGATGGTTCCGGAGTCAAGTCGACCAAATCCGAATTTCTGGCAGAATAAGACAATGAAAACTTTTCATAGGCATAGGGTAATTGGTCCGCTAATATTGAGTGTAATTTCTCGCGTTAAGAAATACTTTGCTCGAACCTATACTAGTGATATTGATCAGTATCTAAGTAATTCGGTCGATCACTGCGATCTTGAAAATCGTATGAATATCCTAGCGAGAAATAATATGAAGGGTCATAGACGCTTCTATTCATGATAGAAATCAAATGTCCTAAGCTATGTTAGGATGATAACTTAGGACATTTGTCTACCAAACATATATATTTTATAATGGATGGCGAATTTCAATGGCAGGCGGTATTACCGCTTGACAAGGACTCAATAATATAGTATAGTCATAATATGAACTTTTATACTAGTGCTATTGAGAGCCGCGGTCAGATTCTGTTACGCGGATATGAGAACGGTCGGCAATTCACTCGCAAGGTGAAATACGAACCCACATTATTTGTTCCTAACAATAAGCCCGATTCTCCCTGGAAGTCTATTCATGGTAAGCCTCTTGCGCCAATGGTCTTCCCATCAATATATGACGCAAAGGAATTCTCAAAGAAATACGAGAACGTAACGAAATTTGAGATATGTGGGTTAACCCGTTTCGTATACGCATATCTCAATGAAGAATACTTAGGAGAAGTTCGATATGATCGCGAATTGATTCGAGTAGTCAACATCGATATCGAGGTCGCATCGAACAATGGCTTTCCGTCCGTTGACGCCGCGACTCAAGAAATCACAGCCATCACACTTAAAAAAAATAATATATTTTACGTATTTGGTTGTGGCGTATTCAATACGAATAGAGCAGATGTTAAGTATGTTCGCTGTAAGAACGAGCGCGAACTTCTATTGGCATTCATTGCGGAGTGGAGTCGAGGTGGATATCCTGACGCAGTGACTGGTTGGAATATTGCGTACTTTGATATTCCATACATTATCAATCGAATGAAGCATATATTTGAACAGTCTACAATTGAGCAGCTATCTCCATGGAAAGCCTTTAGTAGTCGCGTCGTTAAGATAAACGGACGCGAAAACACCACAATTTCTATTTTGGGTGTAGCCACTCTCGACTACCTCGAAATGTACCGTAAATTTACGTACACTCAGCAAGAATCATATCGTCTGGATGATATAGCGCAAATCGAGTTGGGTGATCAAAAGCTTGACTATTCGGAATATGAAACTCTACATGAATTATATGAGAAGAACTTTCAAAAATTCATAGAGTATAATATCCATGACGTTGATATTGTCGATCGGCTAGACGACAAGATGAAGCTGATTGATATGGTACTCACTCTAGCATATGATGCGAAAGTCAATTATGAAGATGTATTTTCGCAAGTACGCATGTGGGATGTCCTAATTCACAATCATTTGTGGGCCAAGAATATCGCGGTTCCGCCCAACAAGGAATATAAAAAAGACGCGACGTATACGGGAGGCCACGTTAAGTTTCCTAAGATCGGTATGCACGATTGGATTGTCTCGTTCGATTTGAATTCGCTATATCCTCATTTGATCATGCAGTTCAATGTCGGACCTGACACTATATCAGGACTTGGTTCTCCGGGCACGGCAATCAAGGATATTGATATTAGTATAGATGATCTTCTAGATGAGAATAAAGAGCTACCGATCATCGAGGGCCATAGCCTAGCGGCCAATGGCGTCTATTTCTCAAACGAGAGGTGTAGCTTTTTAGCTGAAATGTTGCAACGTCTATATGAAGATCGTGCGCGATATAAAATTAAAATGATTGAAGCGCAGAAAGCATATGAAACTGAGATTGATAAAAAGAAGAAGCGTGAGCTAATTAAGAACATATCTCGGTATAAGAATATGCAGATGGCCAAGAAAATTCAATTGAATAGTAGCTATGGTGCTATCGGCAATCCACATTTTAGATATTTCGATTTGCGACTGGCTATGGCGATTACTCTAGGCGGGCAGCTAGCTATTCGTTGGGCCGAGAATGGCATAAATAAATATATGAATACACTATTAGGAACACAGTCATATGACTACGTTATTGCGGCGGATACAGATTCTCTATATATCGACTTTAGTGGGCTGGTACGTAAGGTCTTTAAAGATCCAAGCGCTGTATCAAAGGCTCGCGTGGTCTCCTTTCTGGATGATGTGGCTAGAGAAAAGTTTAAACCGCTTATCGATTTACTGTATAAGAATCTTGCTATTCGGACAAATTCGTTCCAACAAAAAATGAACATGACCCGCGAGTCTATTGCGGATCGAGGACTATGGACAGCCAAGAAGCGATACATTCTAAACGTATACGACTCCGAGGGCGTGCGCTACAACGAGCCTAAGTTAAAGATCATGGGCATCGAAGCCGTGAAATCATCTACGCCAAAATCATGTAGATCAGCCATTAAGACTGCCATAAATATCATTATGACTGGCACGCAAGAATCATTGCATGAATATATTATTCAATTTCGCAAGAAGTTTAATACTTTACGATTTGAGGACATTGCGTTTCCGCGCGGAATAAATTCGGAGTTATATAAACAAGACGGCGGCGGCGATCAAGCTCAGCGGCAACTTCCCGGACAATCTCCTTCTCGCGATACTGTTCCCATTCACGTTCGCGGCGCTCTATTATTCAATAAGAGTATTAAGAGTCTTAACTTGACGCGCAAATATGAGTTAATCAAAAGTGGAGAGAAGATTAAATTCTGCTATCTTCTTCTTCCCAATCCCATGAATGATAATGTAATTTCAATTTTATCCACGTTACCCAAAGAATTTAATCTAGATAAATATATCGACTATGACACACAATTCGACAAGGCTTTTCTAGGCCCGATGCGTACTATTCTCAATGCA